ATGCCGAACGTCGTCCGGGCCGCCGAGGACATCTTCGATGTCTCCGCCTACCGCAAGCGCGTCGGATCGGTCGACGAGCTGCCGGGCGCGTACCGGGATGGCGCGATGCGCGTCCTCGACGGCCTGTCCTTCCCGACGGCTGCCGACGGCGACGCCCAGCGCGACCGGATCGCCCGCATCATCGAGAAGCACCGCGGCGACGACTACGGCGTCGTGTCCCGCCGGGTCATCGGCACCAGCTCCCCGCTGTACGCCGACGCTTGGGCGGCCACCATGAAGGGCCAGCCGGTCAGCGGCCGGATGCTCGCGGTCCTCCAGAGCTACAGCGACGGCACCGACGGTGGCTATGCCCTGCCGGTGTCGATCGACCCGACCTTCGTGAACACCAGCGACGGCGAGGTCAACCCGCTCCGCCAGCCCGGCTGGGCGCGCGTCGAGACGATCACCACGAAGTCGTGGTCGGGCATCACGACCGCGGGCGTCACCGCCGCCTACGTCGGCGAGCGCACGACCACCGGCGCCAGCGACGGCGCCCCGACCGACTTCGCGAACCCGACCGCGACCCCGGTCCGGGCCGACGTGTCGGTCGACGTCTCCCTCGAGTACCTCCAGGACTACGGCACGCAGGCGCTGCTGGCCGAGGTCGGCCGCCTGATCCAGGAGGCCAAGGACGACCTCGAGGCCGTCAAGTTCTTCATGGGCAGCGGCTCGTCCGAGCCGGACGGCATCGTCGCCCGCCTCATCACCGACACCACCTCGATCGTGTCGACCGACGTGTCGGACGTGTTCGACCTCGGCGACATCGACAAGCTCATCGGCGCCCTGCCGTCGAAGTTCCGGGCCCGCGCGAAGTTCGCCGCGAACCACGCGATCCTGCAGCTCGTCCCGGCGTTCGGCGTCGCCGGCCAGCCGGCCGACAGCATCTACAGCCCGCTGTCGCGGACCCTCCGCGGCTACCCGGTGGCCGAGGCGTCCGCGATGGACGACGCCGCCACCGACGCCAAGGAGATCCTGCTCTTCGGCGACTTCTCCAAGTTCGTGATCGTCGACCGGCTCGGCCTCACCAGCAAGGTCGTCGACAGCTACGACGGCTCCGGCCGGCCGACCGGCAACTCCTCGATCTACGCCGCCTGGCGCAACGACTCCCAGATCCTGACGGTCAACGCCTTCCGGCTGCTGAAGGTCGCCTAAGCGGTCACGAGTGGCGGGGGCCGGGCAACCGGTCCCCGCCGCGGAAGGAGGCAGCCAATGGCTGAGAAGCGACAGCGGAGCGAGGTGTACGTCGCGCGGGCCTCGTTCCTGTACCAGGGCCGGACCCTCGTCCTCGAGGGGCACACGGTGGCTGCTGGTCACCCGATGCTCAAGGGGCGCGAGTCCCTGTTCCGCCCGTTCGTGCCGACCTGGCCGCTGCCTGGCGGCAAGCCAGAGCCTGAACCGGACCCGGAGCCCGCGGCATGAGCATCCTCATCAAGTCCGTTCCGATCGTCACCGCCGCGGACGGGTCAGCCTCGGTCGACGTCCGGGCCGGCGGGCTCGTGCTCCATGCCGTGCGCGTGGAGCTCGGCACGCTGTCCACGCCGGACATCACCATCAAGGAGCAGCCCGCCAACACGACGATCCTCGCCGTGACGGGCGTCGCCGCGGACACGACCTACTACCCGTCCGTCCTGTCCGACAACAGCTCCGGCGTCGACGTCGTCGGGGCCGCCGTGCCCGTGCCGGTCTACGACCGCATCGAGATCACGGTCGCGGGCGCCGGCAACGTCACGACCGGCCGTGTCATCCTGCTCTACGAGCGGTGAGCCGTGGCGCACGTCTACGGCGACCAGGACACGTTCCGGCGCTGGCTGTCCGGCGGGAGCGCTGACCGCGATCCCGAGATGCTCACGGTGCTCGAGGCGTCCTCCCGTGCGGTGGACGCCTTCTGCGCCCGCGGCTCGGGCTTCGGCCCCGTGCACGAGACGCGCAGTTACTCGACGACCCGCAGCACCCTCCACCTCGGCGGCGACCTGGCGGTGCTGACGACCTTCACCGTCAACGGCACCGAGATCGTTGCCCCACCCGAGGTCACCGGCGGCTACATCCGCAGGATCACCGGGTACACGGGCGAGATCGAGGTCGAGGGCGACTGGACGTACCCGTACCAGCTCGTCACCGTCGGCGCCCTCGAGACGGGCGGCATGACCGACGACGCCGAGACGGTGGACTTCGCCACCGCGCCCGCCGTGTCGGTCGGCATGACGCTCCTCGTCGACGAGGAGCAGATGCTCCTGACGGACATCACCGTCGGCGAGTCGGCGACCACGCTCACCGTCGTCCGTGCCGCGAACGGCACCGCCGCCGCCGCCCACTCGGCCGCCGCGCCGATCCGCTCCTTCCGCTACGACCGCGCCGCGGTGGACACGACGTACCGCGTGGCGGCCCGGCGCTGGCGGCAGCGCGACGCAGGGCTCACGGGCATGTTCGGCGGAGGTGACGTCCCGGTGACCTCGAACCAGGACACCGAGTGGTCGATCCTCCTGTCCGGCTGCTCACACCTGCGCTTCCTCGCGGTGTACTAGATGGCCGCCGACTTCGCCGCCCTCGAGCGCGGCCTCCTCGCGAACCTCGACGCGATGCGCGCGGACGCGGTCGACCTGTCGGTGCACATTGACCTGTCCGGGCCGTTCTTCACGATCGACCCGAAGGAGACGGTCGAGGCCAACGTCCACCGGTTCCTGATCGGCCTGTCGGCCGAGGGCGAACGGATCGTCAAGAACGCCTGGACGGGCAGCCGCCGCGGGCGGGAGGGCGTCACCGGCCGTGTTGCGAACCTCGCCGGCAAGCCGTGGCAGTGGCACGCGACCGTCACGCCCGGCTTCACCTACCCCTGGCACAACAAGGGGGCCCGCGGCTTCGCAGGGTCCGCCAACGCCGAGTACCGCGGCGGCAAGAGCAAGCAGCGCAACCGCGCGTTCAAGGACGCGCGCTACCGGATGAACAGTGCGCAGAAGCGCTGGACGTTCGAGCTGACGGGCGGTGTCTGGTGACCTTCCAGACCACCATCGAGGCGATCGAGACGCACGCGCAGACCGTCGGCGCCGCCATGACGCCGGCCATGACGGACGTGTGCATCGGCCTCCCGTTCCCCCGCGGCCGCTGCGTGCGCGTGTACTGGGATGGCGAGGCCGACCCGCCCCGGATGCCAATGCGCAACTCGCTCAACTCCGAGCTCGTCGGCGACCGGGTGACCGTCCGCGGCTTCTGGCCCGTCGCCAGCGCCGACGAGGCGGCCCACAAGGCGCGCGTCCTCGAGATGCACGCCCTGGCGCACGGCATCCGCGACGCGATCGACGGCGACACGACGCTCAACGGCGAGATCGACACCGTCGTCGTGGGCGACTCGGTGCCCGACGCCATCCAGTTCGGCGGCACCTGGTACGCGGTGCTCGACATCCCCCTGACCCTCGGACACCGCGAAGTGGAGATGACCCGATGAGCAAGATCAGCGGCGTGCCGGGCGGCTTCTACGCCGGCGTGTACGACCTGTCCGGCGACATCGGCGCGATCACCTCGCTGGCGATCAGCGTCGCCCAGCAGGACGTCACCGGGCTCGACAAGAACGGCACCGAGCGGGTGCAGCTCCGGGCCGATTCGGAGATGAGCTGGACGGGCTTCTGGAACACGGCGAACAACGGCGCGCCCGAGGTGCTCGCCCCGCTCGCCCGGGACATCATCACCACCTTCGCCGCGGCGGCCGTCCGTGGCGGCCTCGCCGGGTCACTTGTCGCCAACCGTGCGGCCTTCGCCACGCAGCTGGGCGCCGACGGCTCGCTCGCGATCAGCGGGCAGTCGATGGCGTCGACCGGCCTCCCCGTGGAGTGGGGCCGGCTGCTCACCAACGGCAAGGAGACGTTCGCCGCTGCCGCGGCCACGACCTACATCGACCGCGGCGCGGGCTCCGCCACCAACTTCGGCCTTGCCGCGTACGTCCACGCGATCTCGATCGGCTCGGGGTCGGCGACCGTGACCATCCAGGACAGCGGCGACCACGTGAGCTGGGATGCCGTCATCGCGTCCGCGGCCATCGCTGCCGCCGGCACCCAGCGGCTGCTCACCTCCCTCACCGAGAACGTCCGCCGGTACCTCCGGCTGGACGTGACGGGGACATTCACGGACCTGGTGCTCGTGGTGAACGTCGTCCCCTACGTGGTCAGCAAGGCATAAGGAGACATCATGGCAAAGGTCAGCGGCGTCGGGACCTCGTTCAGCATCGACAACCCGGCAGGCTCCCCTGTCACGTTCGCGGCGAACGTCGGCACGGTCAACCTCAACACGGCGAAGGCGCAGCAGGACGTCACGGGCCTCGACAAGGACGGCACCGAGCGCATCAACCTGCGCGGCGACTTCACGGCCGACTTCTCGGGCTTCATCGACGACGCCGGCCAGGTGATCGGCGTCTTCGGCGACACGTCCGGCGCACGCACGCTGACGGTCGTGTATCCCGGCGGCATCACGGCCACGGCCGAGGTCATGCTGACGAGCTTCGCGATGCAGCGGGGCGCCGACGGCTCGCTCGGCTGGACGGCCCAGGCCAACCAGTGCGACGGCGCCGACGTCGACGACATCTACGCCTTCGCCTGATCCCCGCCATGGGCTACCGCGTTGACCAGGACACCGCCGACCTGCGCCTCACCGACATGGACGGGGCGCTCGTCACCGTGCGCATCAGCGTCCCGCTCTCGGCCATCCGGGAGTGGGACCTGGCGACCACGCGCGATGCCGAGTGGGCGGTGTTCCTGCGCGAGGCGGAGCCCACGTGGAACCTCGAGGACAAGGACGGGCCGATCCCCGTGGACGCGGCGGCCGTCGACCGGCTGCCGGCCTACGTGTCAGCGGCGATCCAGACAGCCTGGCGGGACGCCGCGGTGCATCCGCCACTCCCTTTGCGGCCGACGTTTTCCGCTGGAACCAGGTGAGGGCCGGCGGGATGCCTGCCGAGCTGCACTGGGCGCGGATCGTCGTGGCGATGGCCGAGCGCTTCGGTGTGCTGCCCAGCGCCGTGCTCGCCGAGCCGTCGTCCACGCTGCGGATGCTCGAGCTGCTCGACCCTGACTGCGGGAAGGCGGACTAGCGATGGGCAACAAGGTCGGCATCGACATCGAGGCCCGCGACCGGGCGACCAAGCCGCTCAAGGACGTCCAGGACGCCTACGAGCGGTTCAAGAAGCGCGGCGCGTCCGGGGTCGTCATCGGCGCCTCGGCCGCGGCGACCGCCAAGGCATTCAGCCTCGTCGGATCGGCCATCGGCACGGCGACCGACTTCATGGTCGACTCCGTGAAGGCCGCGGCCGAGGAGCAGCAGGGCATCGCCCGGCTCAACGCCGCCCTGCAGGCGAACGTCAGGGGCTGGGAGGCGTCCTCGGACACGATCGAGAAGAACATCAAGGCCCGCGAGCGACTGGGGTTCGCCGACGACGACATCCGCGACAGCCTCGCGAAGCTCGTGGGCGCAACGCACGACGTCGGGAAGGCGTTCGAGATCATGAACACCGCGCAGGACCTCGCGCGGTTCAAGGGCATCTCCCTCGCCGACGCGAGCACCGCGCTCATCAAGGTCGAGGGCGGGCAGTACCGGGCGCTCAAGGAGCTGGGCATCGTCCTGCGGGAGGGCGCGGACGCGACCGAGGCGCTGGCCGCGGTGCAGGAAGTCGCGGGCGGGCAGGCCGCGGCGTACGCGGACACGCTGGCGGGCAAGACTGAGATCCTCGCCAACCGGATGGACAACCTCCAGGAGACGGTCGGCAGCGCGGTGATCCCGGTCCTCGACGACGCGGCCACGGCGCTCCTCGGGTTCGGCGATGCGGTCGACACCGCGGGCAAGAGCACCGACGAGCAGCAGGAGTCCCTGTCAGGCTTCCTGGGCGCGATCGTCCGGCTGACGCCGTTTGCCGCGGCGGGCACCAAGGCGCTCGACGACCTGAACGCGGAGATCGATGGCGCCCAGTCGTCGATCAATGACGCTGCGAAGGCGTGGGACACGGGAACCGAGGCCATGGCCGGCTACCGCGAGCCCGCCAAGAAGGCGGCGCGGTCCACCGAGGACATCGCCGACGCCAGCAAGCGCGCCGCGGCGCGGCTCGCCGACGTGCGCGACCGGGCGAAGCAGGCCGCCAGCCGGCTGTCCGAGATCCGCGAGGCGGCCGACGACGCACGCGACGCCCTGTTCGGCGCGTCGAAGGGCCCGAAGGAGACGGAGCTCAGCCTCGAGAAGGCCAAGCTCGAGGGCAGCCGGCTCAAGTCCGAGCTCGAGAAGCTCGAGGACAAGAAGCCGACGAAGAAGGTCCGCGAGGACATCATCGACACGAAGATCGCGATCATCGACAACCAGGAGGAGGTCATCGCCCTCGAGGGCGACCTGGTGCGGATGGGCAAGGTCAGCCTGTCGAAGCACATGGACACGATCAAGCACCTCGGCTACGGCTGGGGCGACGCCTCGGACGAGCTGCGGACGTATCTCCGGCTCCTGCAGCGGGTGCCAGGCGTCAAGCTCCCCG